CTGGAAATTAAATATAACCAGTCATGATCATAGATATCCCCGCAACCCCATACCATTCTGTAAACTAAATTAAGGAGGAATTAATAATGGTATTCATTCTGAACGAACAGAAGGCCACCAAGATTTTCGAGAACTATCGGAATGTGGCCGCCTTTACCCTGTCCAAGGGCCTGAAGGGTGCAACCATCGGTGATCTGGAGGTTTCCTACGAGAAGCTGAATTTCCTGCCCGATGAGGACACTATCAACGCGATCAAGTCCGGCGACATGAAGCTGAAGAAGGTCATCAAGAAGGCCCTCAAGGCTCTGTATTCTCCCAGCATGGATAATGCGGCTATTGGTCTGGGCATGACTCAGCTGGTCACTATCCTGTCCAATAATCGTAAGGCTAAGCGCGGTCCCGCTGTTCTGGTCTTCGTGACTGACGAGGAGGATACTGCTCGCAACAAGATCATGACCAAGTATATCACTGCTCTTCTGAATGCTTTTGGTCTCAATCCCATCACTAAGGGCAAGGTTGTCAATAAGCTGTTCAAGAAGCGCAAGAAGGCTAAGGAGAAGGTCATTGAGTTCTCCAAGAAAAAGGATTCCGGCTGCAATCTGTCCCGCAAGGGTGTTGAGCTGAAGCGTATCAATTACGTCTTCTATGAGCTGGAGATGCGTCAGTCTGCTATGACCAATATGGATCTGCGTGATATGGATAGCAGCGCTGCTGAAGCCTGCACCAAGAGCCTGCTGAAGGTTTATACCGCGGAGAACCTGAAGGAAGTGGACAAGAAGATTGCTAAGCGTTTGGCCAAGAAGGATAAGACCGCGGTTAAGGCTTATCAGAGCTTGAATGAGATCCTGGTCTCTATGAACGCTGATCTGAAGATGCCCAAGGTCAAGTTTGGCCAGAAGAAGAAGAAGGGCAAGGCTGTTGGTCCTAAGGTCAATACCAAGAAGTTCAAGAAGTTCTTCACCAAGAAGCGTAATCGCGGCATGCTGCTGCTGATCTATGCTCACACCCTGGCTGTAATGCTGGGCCTGGAGATTGGTTCCAAGGACTACAACTCCTACATGAAGGGTGTTTGCAACTCCTTCAAGGAGGGCTTCGGTAAGGAGTTTACCGCAGCTGCGACCGCTTATGCCAAGGGCGAGAACGCTGTCGGTTAATTAAATCCGATTGGCAGAAAGAGCGGGGTCTATGTGGCCTCGCTCTTTTTCTATTTCATAGCAGGAGGTGAGGACAATAGCCTTCATATATGAAGATCCGAATAGAGATCGACAAGGTTTCTATAAATTGAAACGAACCTATAGCGATCTGTATAAGAAAGTAAATTATACAACACCTGTACAGATGGTGCAGAACAGAATCATTGAGTATGATATTAAATCTGCAAATATCAGCATGCTTCGACAAGCGGGTGTGGTTAAAAGTTCTACATTGGATGAATTAGAGAAACTCCCTAAGAAAGACCGACAAGTATTAATCGGTAAAATGCAGAAACTTGACCCGAAACTGAAGAAGGTTATTGCCCGTGGAATCATTCAGGCTAAACATGATTTATTCCAAGCAAATGGAATCCAGGATAGTGAAGTGTTATCTATTAAAAATGATGCACTTTTCATCGCTGGAAGGCGTTTGAAATATACAAAGTTTGGTGAGGTTGAGTTTAGGCCTAAGAACACGTATTCTTTCTATATCAAAATTGAAGGGATTGAGTTCTATTATGATTCTAAAAATGATATAGTTGCTGTTAAAGGTGTGAATGATTCAATAGTTGAACATCCAGATCATCAGGAAGGTATGATTCGATTCTTTGCAAAAGTTATGAAATTCATGGTATATGATCATCGTGATGCTTTGCGAAGATATCTGATTGAATTTTCTGATGACTATAAGAACAAACGCCTTCCGGTACAATACTATCGTGAGTTTGGTAGCGCTAATATTTACCGGACAAATATGGGCATCGCTGAATATAGTTTTAATTTGGTTGCTGCAGGCGAAGATGATAAAGAGATCATCAATGGTGTGTTCAATTATATGAAGTTTGTACTTCCACTTATACAGACATTTATTTAGGAGGTGTAATCGCATTATGATCTCTGGATTAGTTCTTGCATACATCTGGGCTGCGGTTATTTTCGTAGTAGGAATTATTCTGATGGTATGTGGCTTTATCTTTATGAAACATGCTCGCAGGTATAAAAAGATGCAAGAAGAGCTTGTCAAGAAAGTTGAGATTCGAACGAAGAAGGAGTATAATAAGATCGCTTTGATGTCTCCTAAGGATCTCAATACCTATTTGACACAAACATTTGCTAAGATGCTCGAGGTTGAGTCTCAAGCACATATCAGTGAGAAGGATTTTGAAGCCACTACAAAACTCTTTGCATATAGTTTGGCCGCGCTGGTAGATTTTCTTGGGCCTGAGACGATTGACGCGATTGATTACTATTACGGCAAAGACTACGTGCAGAGATGGGCACAGTATTCGTATCGCTTGATTGAAGCTCGAAGACTTACTGACAGTGTGGTAAATAAAGCGATGATGTATGAATCGCTTACTAACCATATGGTATAGTAAAAATAAGAGAGGAGTGGACCGTCTATGGCCCACTCCTTATTCTTTTTATTTGAAACTTTTTAACTGATCGGCAACATCAAACAATCCTTGATCAAGAGATTTACCATCGGCATTTTTACATTCATCGATATATCGTTGAATATATCGAAAATGTTCGCGCTCCATACCATCACCCCATCTATCGATAAAGCGATCCAGTCTGCCCCATGTGGCTTTAATATCAATGAAGATTCCCTTATTACTCTTTTTATTATGAGCACCACCAATATGAACCGGTTTAGAGAGCATGACAATCATGATATTATCGGCCTCGTGTTCAGCCAGTACCAAATCGGCGATCTTAAATGTAGTGATATCTGTATCACCTCTGAGAAGACAAGCACGTAGCACAATATCACAAATATCAAAAAGATTAAAAATTGGTCCATGATGCATTTCAATTTTTAGCTTAGGTGCTTCTGTAGGAAGATTTCCCATGATAACGCATTTATCCAGTCCACCTTCTTTAAGCTTATGGATGTAATCACTATAGCGGTCATCATCCCGGACCATAGCTTCACAGCCTTTTACATATTTTTCATACCGATCATAATCTTCAAGAAGATCTCTTTTTTCTGCTTCAAAGGAGATATATTCTTTAGCATTTTTACCGAGGCCATGTATTTTAAGGGGTTCAAATTTAGAAGACACAAAAGACTCCTCCTTCTTTTGCAACATATTTATAGGGGTGTTGTCGCGTTTTTGAAGGATGACATCTTGTAGTATGACTATATGACCTCTTCACAGATTGTCGGAATGTTACTGGGTGCAGCTATGTGCGTTCTGACGCGGCTTTTTGGCATGGACATATATTCTTCTCCGTTTTGTTTCTGCCTGTGTTTTTGTCAGGTGATTTCCAATTCTTTTCTCTTTCCTTTGTTGAGTGATAACAGGAGTACCTTTAGGGGAGGTACTCCTGTTATTTTCGTATTTATCGATACAGAAAACATCACTATAATCGGTAGAGACCGTGATTTGCGATGATTTATACAGAAAGGAGGAGTATCTGTTGACTTATGATTTTCTCGAGTCTCTATATGCAGATGTACTATCGATTGTAAAAGGTCTGGTGGTAAAACGCGTAGACCTTGCTCGTGAGAATGAGACTATTGATACGGTCAGAGCATTTGAGACTTATCTGGCCTGTGTAAATGGGACTCGTTATTTTTATACTTTCAAAGAGTATGAATTGGAAATTTTAGAGAAGTATATGCCGAAAACACAAGCAGTAGCCTGCCATCTGGATGCAAACAAAATCCCAGAGGAGCTGCGCGAGGCTATTGTGAACGATCAGGCTAAGTATGTATTGGACACATACGTTGAGCGAAATGAATATTACCGAATGCTAATTGGTCTTCCTCGGCTGGATGATACTCAATGGATATATGTCCGCAATCAAAGAGATATTCCCAGGGATGTGCCGATTCATCAGATGTCGATTGACCAAATTTCTCAGCTTGAAGTTCGAGGAGTATTAGATCAGTTGAAAGCTGATAATCCCAGTGCAGACTATCTGAATTATCTTGGTGTGAACTCTGTTGATTTGATTGAAGCACGGTTGGCAAAACCCTTTGAAATTCTTCGGATGGGTAGTACAACAAATGTTCGAGTAATGGATATGTTCCAGAAGGAGTATTACTTTGCTCGACGTTATATCATGTCTACGATCTATCATAGAGAACAAATCACTACTAAGACTCTATATGATCCGACGATCGGTGTTTTGATGTTGACGCTGGCTATTCGCAATACATTAGTACCTGATGAAAAAGCTTACCTTAATTTTGAAGAGATTCTTGACGCAATTCTGGAATCTTATGGGATGTTAAGGTATTTCCAGAAGTTTCCATTTACTTATAAGCAGAGACTAGTTCTTGCTATGGACCGTCTGCTGAAAGTAAAAGGAACTGATGGCGTGCTTGTTGATGTCTGTAAGTTGTTTTCGCAGGATGACCTGATTGCTAATCGGTATTTTCTTATGAAGACACAACCTAAAGACATTGATGGTAATATCAGTTTCACTGGAGATCCAAATCAGGACTATCGTCTTGATTTCATCAGAGCCGAAATTCAAGAGCATGATATCAATACACAGGAAGAAAATCGACTCTCATATGACACTGTCACTGACAATGACTTTCTTTGGCAGCTTACTCCTGAAGAGAAAGAGGAGATTCTTCTTACTGATTTTAATCTGATGATGACGAAGTATGTTGACGTAGAAGTTGCATACGAAGTCACGTCCCTTGTATTTGAAGTTTGTTGTTTTATTAATCTTATCTTGTATGCCAGAGATAACATTGCAAAGGTGACAATGGTCAATACTTATGCAACTTCTGGTAAGTGTACGTTATTCACGATGATGAACTTCCTTTTGGCTGCTATGGCTAAGAGGGCTCATTTTGATGGAAATATTGTATACGAGCCTACACAGATTGCAGAGATCTGGAGATTCAATTATGATGATATCGAGGAGCAAGTCCGAGAGATTGTTAATAAGTATGAATTACAGATTGATGTGGACCGTGTCCTGGTTGAAGGATTTGATATGGAACTTGCCAAACCCCTTGGGAGGACAGATTCCCCTGATATTCTGTCCATATATGTAAAGAATCGAGCACTCTTCGATGCGATATTGGATGAGATGCATAAAACGAATGATATCCGACAATATATTGCGTTATCTAACTGTAAGGATATTTTCTTTACATCTTCTAAGGAGCGTGAAACTTTCATCAAGCTTGATGGGACATATGCAGAAACATACTATGAAATGTTGGAAGATCTTGATCCAAAATTAGCAAGAAAGCTTGATAGCATCGAAGATGAGGATGCACTGAATGGTCTGCTAGTGTATATTCTGGAGAAGCTGGAAGATCTATTTAACTCAGATGAGCTGAAATATCTATTCCTTAATACTCCTACTGTATACGCATCACTGATTGGTCGATATATCCGAATGGCGATTAATGTCTTCAAGGCGTCTTCCGTCCAGCTTCGCTCTATTAATATTTTCTTCTATCTTGGAGATAGAGATCCTATTCGTGTGATTGATGGTAAAGTTGTACATAAGAAGTATCCAATCAATGAATGGATTCATGTACAAGATACCGTAAGTACACATAAAACCATATTCCTGAATGAATATATAGCAGTAGGTGATAAGGCCTACGCAAATATCGAGTAAAGAGAGGTGCACAATTACTCATGGCTAATATTAAAATTCGTGGCGATCATATGACCGTGCTTGATACTGTGCATGATGATTCTGGTCGTCTTTTGGCTGAAGCAAGGCCTCATGAAGTCATTGGCGAGGTGGAAATCATTTTGGCTTCCAAATATGGCGGTAAAACGATTTTCACTCGTTCTCTGAGACGCAATGATCTGCTCGTTACTGGTGCAGTATTCTTGTCTGAAAAGGTGAACAATATTCGTTCTACTTTTAAGACTACTCCAATTGATTTGGAGCTCGGTGTTCACACAATTGAGGAGATCGATACTTCTTCTGATACTGTACCGTTGGAGAAGATCGTTGGCATCATGGTCGGTAATGGTGGTTGTGGTGATACCTATAATACAGTACATAAAGTTCATCGCACGGATCGTACTGTACCCGGCATGCTCCCCCTTCGGGTTGTACCTTTGGAGCATGATCTGGAAGGCGCTACACGCAATCGTTACCTCCTGCGTGTAGTAAAGGGCGACTATGCTTATTACTACGGTAAGAAGTTTACCGTTGAGCGTGAGATCAATGTCCAATATGAAGATGGCACGACCGTTCCTACAAACGTAGATATCATCGGCGATTCTAACGGGAAGTATATCAAGACTTTCACTAAGTATTCTGCGACATTGGATGAGACGGATATTCGTGAAGGTTTTAAGATCAGTCAGGGAAGTACCATGCGGTCGTTGGTAAATTCTGTTGGTCTGATGACAGGTTATATCGGAGAGGCGTCTGATTCCAAAGAAAAGGGCGGAAATGTTGAGGAAGTCTTCAATGCCCGAATGATGACTACTCTGAACATGGAGAACAATGAATTGAAAGATTCTGAGGCGACAGTTACTTTTATCTATCGTCTCTATTTCACTTAATGAGGAGGGATTGACCAATGGCGGAAAGGATTCTCAACGAGGCTCAGCAGAAAGAGCTGTTCCGCCTCATCGGTGATCCTGAAAAGTTGGATGCTCATATCATTGCAAATTTATTTGCTTATATGAAAGATGGCGGTATTAAGTATCATCCTGATGATATTATTACCATTGGACCAAATGAGTCGAAGTTTGTAAAACCCAATACGAAGACTACAATCGGTATCTATCTAGCAAATAAGTATATCTGGGAAGATCTGGCCATCTTCGGGTATATCAATAAACCCGTTACTGGCAAGGTAAATGGCAAGATTGATACCGCAATGGCAAAAGCTTTGATGTCTGGTGATATTACACGGGAGCAATATGGTCGTTATATTGATCGTACACAGTGGTTATATGGTGGTCCTCTTGCTTTTATTATCAATACTTCCTTATCGGAAACTTTGATCACTCTTCCTCCGGCTGCTAAAGCTCAGAAGAAGAAGCTCCTTGAAGAAAATCGAGAAGGCATTGAAGCGAATGATCCTCAGGTGTCTACTCATATTGAACATGAAGTTGTTAAGACTGCATTGGATGAAATGAGGAAAAAGAATGACCCTGCTATGGCATTGTTTGATGCCGGTTGCGGTATTGATCCATATAACCAATATAAGACAATTATGGTTATGAAGGGTGCTGTTCAGGATAATACAGGCGAATCTCCTACGGGATATAAGGTCATTACATCTAACTATGATACCGGTATCACTAAAGAAGATATGCCGAAAATCGCTGATACAGTTGTTACGTCATCCTATTCTTCTGGCGTTGCTACACAGGACTCCGGTACAAACGGAAAGAAATATAACGCTTTGTTTCAGCGAGTTCGACTTCAAAAGCGCGGTTCTGATTGTAGCACAACCGAGACGATTGCCGTTGATATCACAAAGGATAATGCAGACGACTATACCTGGCGGTATATCGTCGAAGGTAGTTCTAACGGTAGTAAGGGCAAACTTGTGATGCTTACTCCAGAAAATATTGACTCCTACATCGGCAAGACAGTAAAGATGCGCACCGGTATCTACTGTAAGGCGAAAGACCCTGAGTATTGTTCTTGCTGTATTGGCGACAGACCATATCGTATCGGTGTGCGTAATATTGGGTTTACGTTTATGACTATTTCAGGCTCTACCTTAAATGCTTCCTTGAAGCGTAAACATGACGTAAGCGTGAAGTTATATCCGATACAGATATCCGATGTGATGAAATATGTGATGTAATAAATCCCCACTGGTCTTAATTGATCAGTGGGGTAACATTTTGTATGAAAGGCGGAGAAAAAGAATCGGATGAAGGTTACCGATTCTTTGAGATGTGTTATGTTGATGGAAGTTATCCGACAACAATGCGACCCATATTGCCATATAAAGGCTCAGGACCAGGTTTACGATATTCAACAACAGGGAGCTCATCACTCAAATCTGTGTTGAAATTGTCGATTTTCATGTGTTCACAACATTCTTTTAAATGCATAAACGTCTCGACCAATCATTCCATCGAAGGATATTCCGCGTTGGTTCCCATAATATCTCCTCCTTTCATACATAAAATGGAGAGAGGGTAGTGTCAGTACCCTCTCTCCATGCCTTCATTATTATAGTATATATGCGAAAGTTATGTTAAATTGGAAAAGTGCAGAGAGCCCAAATTGGGCTCTCTATTTTATTCTTAGCAGTTTCCTAACTTAGGTATAACACCCACTCGAAGGAGGTAATTATATTGCTTGCGCACAAGGTAAATGAAGATGCACGACTGTTTTTCTTTGAGGTAAAATATCCTGAAGAATACGGTGTATGGTACCCCACATATGATCAGGATATCGAATATCTGAAATCTCGAATCCTGACTTATCGTTCCGCTCATACGACTGAGATGGATATGGAGACCAGTCAGTATTATGAAGGTGCAAAAACGCTCATTGAAGTTTTCGATCTGTTCATGGCTACCGGCATCGCAACTATCTGTAAAGATATGAATGTACTGATCGAGAATATCAAAGAGCCGGAACATTTTGATCATGCAGAAGTTCAGTTTCATATGATCTATGATCAAACACAGGTTGATGATAACGGGAAAATGACAAGTTCTGCTAAAGGTGATTATAAAATCACTCTTATCTATACTCGTGAAACCAATAATCCCTGTGGTATTTTCCTGATCTATGGAGAGAATCTCGATAATGGTAATACCTTTACCGTTGGAGATACTCTGGTATCTAAAATCGGGCTGACTACTGATCATTTAAACTGGTTGGACGAGGGTGCAAAATGTTTTCCTGCTGGTCCGATTCTGAAGTATAGTGAGAACTTTCCTATATATGCTACACTAGCTAATCAGATCATGGATCGTCTGAAGGATACGTTAGATATTATTGTGTATGATTAATAAGAATTGAGAGGTGAATGGTTTTGACTGATATGAAGTCGATTACAGTCATTAAACGTGATGGTCGTGAGGTTGAATTCAATTACGATCGTATTACGAAAGCTATCAAGTCAGCAATGATTGCTGTGAATCCGCAGGGTTATATTAATGGTATTCCAGTTGAGCTTGCTGCTGCGAATGTCAAAGACGATGTTGTTTACGATATCGAGAAGTCCTTGCGATCTGATGCAGATAAAAAGATCACTGTAGAAGCAATCCAGGATCTCGTTGAAGAAGCTCTTATTCGTTTAGGCTATTCTGATATTGCCAGAGCGTACATCATCTATAGACAGAATCGTAATCGTGCACGCAATTATAAATCTGATATGATGAATATTATGCGTGAGATTACATATTCTGATGCTGTTGATGCTGATATTAAACGCGAGAATGGTAATATCAATGCTGACTCTCCTATGGGAGCTATGCTCAAGTATGGTTCTGAAGTATCCAAACAGTTTGCGCATCAGGATCTTCTTACACCCGAACATAGCAAGGCTCATATGGAGGGAGACTGTCAAATACATGATTTGGATTTCCTTGCTACTGGTACATTGACTTGTAATCAGATTGATATTATCGAACTTTTTAAGGATGGGTTTTCTACAGGGCACGGATATCTTAGAGAACCTGGTTCGATTCGATCTTATGCAGCTCTTGCATGTATTGCGATTCAGGCAGAGCAGAATGATATGCATTTCGGTGTGTAAATTTACATTATTTCATTTTGCTTAATGTAATATTTATATAATGTGGTGCCGCCATATAGGAAACTTATGGTGGAAACTCCGTAAACCTGTGATCCGCAGGGTGTGAAGATAACGAATAGTTACATCAGGAAATGGGTGTTTAATATCTTTGCTAACCGGGAACTGCAAGTGTGACGACTTGTTAATCCGGTGCCACGTTCAAATTTATTTATACCATCACATTCATATTCTATAGGAAAGGAGGGTGCATTATGAGCAAAGTTCAGGTTAATACATTATGGTCATTGGAAAACATAAAAGACCAATACATATTTGATACTGAAACTCTTGATATTACAAATATATGGAGTGGCAGAATTATTTCTGTGTATATAGATAAACGTGGATATCCTGCTGTATCTATGAGTTTGAAAAATCCAACAAAAACTGGCAGAAGATATGCTAATGTAAAATATCATAAAATTATTGCATTAGCATGTATAAACAATGGTCCATATAAGCTCATTGAACATCTTGATGATAATCCATTAAACTTTCATCCGAGCAATCTTAAGTTTTCAACTCAAACCGAAAATGCAAAAACTATGCGTGCAAATGGAATCAATAATCATATTGATTCAATCTTTGAGTTGATGCTAACAGATGGAACGAAGTATATTGGAACAACAAAAGAGATTTCAGAGCAAAGCGGTATTCGCAGAGGCGCCATATATGATAAGATGTATCAGCGATATGATAAATCTCATACAAGGACTCAGCGAAAATATAATATACAACACGTTAAACTTCTCTATTCTGGGAATGAGCGGAGGAACGCTACAAAGAAAGAAAAGGTGCTACGGGAAAGGGATAGTGATGGGTTCCTTATCCTACATAGAATTAATAATTTGAACAGGTTCAGAGACTAACGAAAGGATAGCCGGCGCATAAGGTTTGAGTCTTATCAACTCTTAACGGCGAGTAACCGAGTAGTGTTAGCTCCGAGATGGATACGGGAGCGAAAATGGAGGGCCCTAACTAGGTGAAGCTAGAGGGCTGAGATATAGTCCGTTGGCCCGACGGGTGGGCAATCTATACCAAACTTTGAATACGGTCTTGCAATCGGTGTGCATAAAAGTTTTCGCAAGGCTATTATTCAGAAAATTCTTGATTATCTCAATATCATTGCAGGCATTGAGTATCAGTCTTTGAAGACTGAAATTAAAGCCAGTGTTGATCACTACATTGCTAATGGTGTCAAGCTGAATGAGTATGTTGCGGAAGAAAACATGTCCAAGGATCCTTCTAGGATTATAGCAATCTCTGATATTATTCGCAATTATACCAATACGGATATTAGTTTTGATACGGCTAGCAATATTCTTAAAAGTGCAATTCGGACTGTTGTTGATGAAACACATCAGGCCACTGAAGCTGTTATCCATAATCTTAACAGTATGCATTCTCGTGCTGGCGCACAGGTACCATTTTCTTCTTTGAACTATGGCACGGATACCACAGATGCTGGTAGACTTGTTATTAGAGAAACTTTGAATGCTGTAAATGAAGGTCTCGGTAACGGTGAAACGGCAATCTTCCCCATCTCTATTTTCCGAGTAAAAGATGGAATCAATTTTAAACCCGGGGATCCTAATTACGATCTCTATAGATATTCTATGGAGGTTACTGCTAAGAGACTATTCCCGAATTATGAGTTTCTTGATGCACCGTTCAATCTGCAGTATTATGTAGAAGGTAAACCTGAAACATACGTTGCTACGATGGGATGTAGGACTCGTGTTATGGGCAATATCAACGGTCCTGAGATCTCTCATGGTCGTGGTAATCTGTCTTTTACAACCATCAACCTTCCCCGTCTTGCGATCAAGGCTGAAAAGAATATTGATAAATTCTTTGATGAGCTTGCTCATATGCTTCAGCTCGTCGAAGAACAGTTATATTTAAGATATAAATACCAGAGTACAAAGAAAGTTCTTAATTTCCCATTCCTTATGGGTGAGAGTCTTTGGTTGGATTCTGATAAACTTGAATACAATGATAGCGTGAAGGAAGTTCTCAAGCATGGCACATTAAGTATTGGGTTTATCGGCCTCGCCGAGGCTCTGGTAGCTTTGATTGGTAAGCATCATGGTAAGTCCAAAGAAGCTCAAGAACTCGGTCTTAAGATCATTGGGTTTATGCGCAAGTGGTGTGATGATGCAAGTCAGAGACATTACTTAAACTACAGTCTTCTGCAAACCCCGGCCGAAGGGCTTTCTGGAAGATTTACTCGTCTTGATAGAAAACGCTATGGCATTATTCCCGGTGTAACTGATAGAGAATACTATACTAATTCGAGTCATGTACCCGTTTACTATGAGATTAATGCTTTTGATAAGATTGCTATCGAAGCGCCATATCATGCTCTGTGTAATGCAGGACATATTGCATATATCGAGATGGATGGAGATCCCAGTAAGAATGTCGATGCAATCGAGCAGATTCTTGCCCATATGAAGAATTGTGGTATCGGATATGGATCTATCAACCATCCTGTCGACTATGATCCTGTCTGTGGTTACACTGGTATCATTGATGATGTATGCCCTCGCTGTGGTAGACGCGAAGGTGAACCTGTGGCAGTAGATAAGCTTCGTCATCTGGGTGTGTGGAAGCATCATGCAGCGGATCCGATTGCATATCGTCCGGATCCCAACGAGGAAGCTGATAAAATTCCAAATATTTTCGTATACACACCGAAGAAGGAGAATGAATGAGTAAGATCAGAGTAGCGGGTGTGATTGAGAATTCTACTGTTGACGGCCCCGGATTCCGCACAGTAATTTTTACTCAAGGATGTCCGCATCATTGTGAAGGGTGTCATAATCCGGAAACCTGGTCTTGTGATGGTGGGACTTTAATTGAAGTGAAAGATCTTGCTGATCTTATCATGAAAAATCCATATTGTACTGCAATCACATTATCTGGTGGCGAACCAATGAGTCAAGCTGCTGAATTGTGTGAATTGTTGGATGTGTTTGAAAGTGCTGGTAAGAGCTATCATGTGATGACTTTTACTGGATATACATTTGAACACCTGTGGGATAGTGGTTCCAACCACATGAAAGAACTAATTTCTCGATCTGATCTAGTGGTCGATGGGCCATTCATTATGACTGAGAAATCGTTGGAATTGTACTACCGAGGTTCGCGGAATCAACGAATTTTGGAAGGAAAGTCCTCGATCATGTTAGGTCGGCCGGTGCTTGCAAAGATCGGAGATCAGATCTAGAAAGACTTATAAATTCTACTTCGAAGGAGTGTTTTGCTACATGAAGACTTTTGTAAGAAATGGTATTGAAATGGTTGGCGAAGGAGTTCGCTTTGATCGTATCAGGCGTGTTACCGGTTGACCTACCAAATAGGCCGGTGCCCATGGTGACATGGGGCAATAAAATCCATTAAACTGTCGGGGACGATCCTTAGAGCTCTGAATACTAAGTATATGCAGTGATGTATATATGGCAAAGTGTAACGGCTTTGGTATAGTAACAACGTCAGAGATTGGACAATCCGCAGCGAAACCTCTGTTTATTTCAGAGGGACGTTCAACGATTATAATATGGAGAGTTTAGCTATGAGTAAAAAACCAGAAATAAAACCTACTGATAATGAAATTGAATATGTTACAGAATGGTATGGTATAAAGAAGGCTGCAGAAATTGCGGATGATCTTGAAATCTCTGTGAATCGTGTATATAATATTTGCAGATTTATAGGATTTAAACATTTAAATCGCAATTTCCTAATAATGTATGATCAGGAGCAAATTATCCTCGGTGGAATTCTCGGTGATGGTAATATTAAACGCAATGGTAGTAATTATTACTATCGAGAATCTCATTCCGAAAAAGAGAAAGAATACTGCTACTGGAAATTTAAGATGCTAGAAAACTTGGCGTCTAAACGAGGGTTCGGTATTTCCGATAAACGTGATGGACAATATGGTTTTCAAACAATAAACTCACCAGCATTTAAGAAATATAAGAAAATGTCTAAAAGTGAGGTTATTGATAACTTAGATATACTAGGGGCTTTGGTATATTTTCTCGATGATGGATGGATGAAATCTACCGGGTTTTGTTTGTCTACAGGCATACTCGATGAAAATGAGCGTGAATTATTAAAGGCCAAACTTGATAAACTATTTAGAATCGATTGTCACCTTATTGGCAATGAGACTTTATCAGTAACAAAGAAAGATATTATTAAGTTAATTAAAGCGTTTAAGAAGTATATCCCTCATAACATTGATGTATACAGGAAGAAAGTGCAGCCGCTCATAGATAAATTTAAGGTATAATCTAATCCTCCCAGAAATGGAAGGCAGCCAATGTATCTGGTAGGCACATTGGATCGTTTTAATGATGCGAAGCGTGCTGAAGAACATGATCGCGTGAAGCATTCTGTTGGCATGCCGCTTAAGTTACAGGTAGGTGAAAGTGCGTGAATGGTGCCGCTATTGAGGAACGTATCTGGGTCGTTCACAATGGCGCTACAACCACTACTACGCTAAGAGATCTTTATGCAGCTTATGTTGCCGGTCGACTGGGGGAATACCGCATTTATTATGTGGACCCTCAGTCGATCGAAGACTCTCGAAAAGATGATATGAAGAAACCTCTTGTTGGTACAATGAGTATTCTTGAAGTAATCAATAATGGGATTCATCAGAAAGTGGTTGTTACGTCGGAGGATGATCTCACTGTTACAATGGGAGCAACTGGGACGTTGCTCGATTATGCTGACTGGGAGCCTACGCATCTTACTGTGAATTTTGCTCCGAATACGAAACATTTCGTTTCAGCACTGAGTGGAATTGGTGGGGCTCCTGGGGATAAGATCTTTATTCGCAAGATTAAGTCTTATCGAATGACAGGATCTTGTAATGTCGTTACATTACCAACACCCAATATGATTTCAGTGAACGGCTTTGTGGTTATGTGTTAATTATTAATTGATTAATACTATAACTAATTTATAAGCTCGAAGTTGCTAGCGGGCTATTGAGGTACGATTCGGTTGGGCTGCCCTGGCGGGGTGATATGTGGAATCATCCTGCCCTCGTGCGTGCATGTGGCGGCCCGTTGTGCCTTGCCATTTTAGGCGTCCGGTGATAGCGGGGAATTCACTCGGCGCTAATTCCAGCTCAGTACAGTCGTAGTGTCAACGCTGTATGGTCAGATTAGCGACACGCCGATAATAAGGTCTGGCTTTAGGCGGCTAATCATTGAATGTATACCAGAACCGAGCGCAGGATATAAAATAAGAAATCCGGTAACAATGCTACAGGACAAGTAGTATGCGCCGATAGGACTCTATGAGCGAGAGTCCTAGTTACTGGTCTATTTGAGGATTGAGAGTCGAGAACTACATTGAGGCGAAACTGGGATCTTTTATTAATCCTGCTTAACTGTGGTATTTGGGCCAACGAATACGCGCTGGCAAGTCCTCGGTAAATTACGTCGGGATATATCAGATCTGACGGATGCGGTGTGGTAATGGCAGAGCTATTGTTCTAGGCCGTTATGTAAATGTGTCTCGACTCTCTTTCCTCGGTAGTATTTTTATTTCATCAATATCCATCTTAATATATCCAGGGTGATAGTTTCGTATCGTAGGTTCACAGCCTAACCCTGGCACATACGTATGCAATCCTTTGGATATTGGGCAGCAGACATTGTGAACATGACCTCCAATCTATGTAATCGTGGATATCGTTGTCGACCAAGTTTCAACGGTCGATCAGGACAACAAAGGCACTTCCTTGAGTATGGTATGTTTGCTTGTGAGGCAGGGAGCTGTAGAGGGTGGTGTGTCCTCTACAGCTCATTTTATTTTATCAATTATCACAGAAAGGTGTGAATTTATATGATGAAATTATGGGAAAAGATCCTAAACTTCTTTCATTTATATACACAAAGCCAGATGAAGCAAAAGCTGGCCGATAATACAGCTTACTATGACGCTGAAATTGTAGCTCTTCGAACTTCTGCTGAACAAACGGTAGAAGGGTTGAAGGGAATTATTTCCGCGCATGAAACTCTTCAGTTAAGATATGATGAGGTTGCTGAAGTCGTTACAAAACAGAACGATATGATTGCAAGTCTCAATAAAGTAAAAGAGAATCTTGATAAACAGCTCACGATTGCTAATCAGAGACTTCGTGATATGGAGCGCGTTGATGCTGCGCGAGTAGAAGAAGTTGCTAGATATAAGGAAGCGGCAATGAAGAACATAGAATACGTAAAAGATGTTCAGAAACAGCTTTCTGAGGTACTTCACGACAGTAATGCATTCGGATTTCCGAATAAAGTGGCTATACCCGGATCAACATCCATCAGAACTGATATCAGTGAAGATTCCGCAAATGGTGATATGATCATTGTTCGCGGAAGAACTCTTCTGACTGACGATATGACACCAAAAATTAATGATACACCTGATATGTATGGTCGATTAGAATTGATCTTTGGTTATATGGAGAGATATGGAGTTCTGTCCAATATTGCTAAGAATCTGATCCGTTCTGGTACGATTGCTTTTACTCTTGCATACAATGATCATTGCACTGCATATGAGACATATTATGAGTGTGTAGCAAAACGACAGGACGAGACATCTCTTGTCGTAATCAATGATATGAAGAAATTAGATGTGGAGGGGCAATGACCCCTCCACATCTTTTATTCAATTTTCAGGAATATGCTACTGCAACAGCTATTGCCGTCACTCAGAAGTAGTTTCCTCCTTAGTAGTAGCGTCTTCTTTCGCTGCTTCTTGTTTAGCTTCATCGATAGCCTTCTGAGCTTCCTCTTCAGCGTTTGTCGTTCCACCAATAAGTTCAATCAGCGTCATGATAGACACAGTAAGCTCTTGAGCCCGCACTTTATCCAGACCGCCTTCGCTGATCCAGTAGCCGACAACAGCAACGACTTCCAGAATTGCAAAGACAATAATAGCTGTGGTATTGTCACCAAAACCGATCACACCACATACACCGGCCACCATCAGTGCGACAGCAAGCCAGAATTTACGGCTCTTCAGCTTATCTTTTAGTGTAGGCTTCTGTGCTTGAATATCGACAAGAGACTGAGCCATGTTGATCAGTTTCTCAACATTAGCCGACTGGTTCGTCTCCAGTGTCGACGTATTCGTCTGTGTAGTCTGGTTCAGAGACTGGGATTGGGATTGGTTGAGGGATTGGGATGTCGACATCATAATTTACCTCACTTTCAATTTTTTCTTCTTTTGACTTTTTATCACCACGAGGTTTGAAGATATCGTTATACTTAAAAACATTCTCAATCGTCTTGGTGATAAGATAGAAACCGATTTGTCCGATTACGATTGTGCACACATTAGATGAAAGACTTTCTGCAATCTGTCCACGTCCCATAAAGGCAAGAACATATGAACACCAGATCCATGCAACACCATTGATAGAATAGAACCAAATTAGCTGCTTAGATGTAGATGAGAAAGTTTTTGCTAAGCCGTTTGTGAATCCAGTAGGTTCTTTTACGCCTTCGGAATTCTTTTTATGGAATATACCCATTGGTACCTCCTTTACTCAGTTGCAGCTTGAATCACGATCAGGAACTGGAGAATGTCCCCCTCTTTCAGTCGGATATTGAGAAGCTCAATACCGGTGGCAGTGACATCATAATCTTGACCTTCACGCAGAACTGTCTGTCCATAATTGACAAGCAGAATCTTATCAGTATCGGGATTATAATCATCAACCGTGATCAAGTTGTTATTGTTGGTAGTTTCGCTGTATACTGCAAGCTTGGTAAAGAAATTACCAGGACGCGTTTTGAGCTCGGTGATAGCTGCTTCCAGATAAGTTCTCAGGTCAGTATTCTGATTCTGTGTAGATACCGTCCAATGGAACTTACTAGTAGCATTACCAGTATTACCGACATAGAGATTGATCTCATCTGCGTGATACCACACATCACCGATTGTAGTACGATTACCATCTGCATCCATATTAGGTGGTTCAGAGGGTTGAATAGTAATCTGGGATGGAACCATACCGAGACCATGTTCAATCACTGTTTCACCAAGAGTGTTAGGATCATCGCCATAGTAAAGATCTTTCTGTGTATCACCGAAGAAGTTACCGTCACCCTCAGCAACCTGGAAGATAGGATATGTAGAAGTGATATCCATCTGACCATGACCGAGAGAATACCAAACGTGCTTATCTTCATTATACACTAACCAGAGATAAGATCCTTCTTTATATCCACCAAATACAGGATTACCAAAACAGTCACAGATAGCCTCTGCGGGACCATCGATACATTTTGCCGTGGGCGCCGTTTCAAGATCATGTGCTAACTTTACCAGCAAAGTATAATGGTCACAGAGAACGCTATAGGACATATCTAAATGAATATGCTGACCAGACTGACCACTTGCATTGATGACGTTGAAGTTGGGAACGTCCATCATTGCACCCTGGAGAATTGTAAAATAGATAGCCTCATTTGTATCCAGATGACTGGTGAGAAGCACTACCTGATCCAGAGTATCAATGGTGTAGTCAACATCATACACGAGTAATTTATTGTCTCTGATTACACTAAGATGATCTTTCTTACGATTAAAGTTAGGGACTGGAATAACAGTAATCCCATTATCGGTCGCTACATATTCTTCATGTAATACATTGAGAGAATATCTGTAGTTTCCAGTAGCTCCCCAATTATTTGGAACAATTTCACCATTGGTTTCAATCATCCTGACAGTACGGAAAACGAGAATATCATCAGCATAAAGAGGAAACGCCATTTGGATATGAGCCGAATCTTCTGTGATTTCATAGTCTAAACCATTTCGTAAGATAGTTTGACCATAGTTGATCTCCAGATAATTAGAACCGATAGCCTTTACCGGAATAGGCACTCGTTCTGTTCCAGTTTCATCAATCGTTACTGGATAGTTTTCTACTTCAATATCATATTTGAAATTTCCACGCTTAGCAGTCACTGTATAAGATGTAATCTTAAAGAAAAGAATTTCATCCTTGTACAACGAAAAGTTGAGGAGTTTTATTGTATCGGGAGCTTTACGAACGAACTCATAGTCTAGCATCGGTCGAAGCATAGTTTGACCATAGTTAATATCCAGCATCATTGTGTTAGCATCAAACCCGGGAATTACAATCAAACTCTCATTATCGTGTGTGGCAGTATGTGTGTATTCTCTTACAACAGGGAGCAGCACCTTAGTGATATCACTATAGGTATCACTGCTCATCAACGTCCATGCATTTTGTTTTTCGCTATACACAAGGAACATTGTAGTTCCAGCACACTGACCACCAGGAATAGGTTCACCCGCACCACTTAAAATAGGTTTAGGTCCACTTCCATTAAAATCGAGAGATGGTTCACACTCTACATTGGTGTGAACTGTAAGTAAAAGAGGAAATCCATCTGTGAGAATTTTATTACGAATATGCGCTTCTAGTTTTCGCTCAGTGCCACGACTATATGCATGGTTGAAATGTTTCACTGAATTACCCAGATGATTATCATAGGTAGTCAGCCAGGTCTCTAATACACCGCCGTTTTCCCGACGAAGAATATTAGAAGTTACCGTTTGTGGAAAAAGAATATCGAAGATGTTTTTCTTCGCATTAAAACGGCGCATACGAAATAGCCGATTCATAAAAACATTACCTCCTTCATCGGATATCTCCGGTTATAGTCATGTTTCACGAAAAGAATACCGCTGGGGAGAATATCCCCAGCGGTACTTTATTTTAAGTCTTAGTTGTGCAGTTTGAGATTACTAATTACTGAGCAATCTCGACCATCACCATCTGACCGACAGCAACATCCTGCATCTCGTCAGTGCTGGAAACCAGAACGGGCACGCTCAGAGCCAGCTCAGCAACAGCCTCAGCAGTGGCGAAGTAGTCAGCAGCGTGGCCGCCCAGAGTAGCAGCATCGCCAGTGATATCAGCAGCCAGCTTGCCATCGACACCGATCTTCAGGATCTTGCCAGCATTCTCGATGGAAGCGACGTCAACCAGCATATCAGTGTTGATAGCATCAGTGATACCATAACCCGCCAGGGTGGTGGGAGTACCGGTGATCTTAGTCCAGGCGATATCGGGCAGACGCTCAGCAGCGATAGTACCGGTAGTGATCCAGCTACCATCGATAGCCTTGATCTGGCTCTGCAGTTCATTGATGTTGTACAGGACAGAGCCCTCGGTAGAAGTGTCACCCAGAGTCTCCTCCAGAGCATCAACGCGAGTTACAACGGTCTCGCCACCATCACCAGCACCCAGAACGATAGCAGCAATCTCCTCAACGGTACCGGCCAGATTCTCGTGAGCCTCAGCGGTAGCGAAGTAAGAAGCGGCATGACCCTCCAGGGTAGCAGCGTCGCCAGTGATGTTAACAGGCAGCTTACCCTCAGCATTCAGCACCAGAACCTTACCGGCATTGGCAGCAGAAGCCTCGGTAACCAGCATATC